TCGAACATCTAAATTGCCAATATCATTAATGCCCTCGGCAGTCATTGCATTTCTTATCGAAAATAGTTTTTCTCGTCGTTCTCGCAGTTCTGTTAATTCACTGAAGATTGGAGTTTCTTCTGGAGTAGTTTCTTCAGCAACCTCATCAACAATCTCTTCTTCAAATTCTTGCATTAAACTTTTCTTTGGTCTTGCCATAATATTTAATTAACGTTTCTTAGTAGTGGTTTTTTTACTTCGTGAGGGAGTCCAACCCGTCTTTCTAAGTGTTCCGAAGACATAAGCCTCTGTTCTCTTTTCGCCGAAACCTTTCTTTTTGGCTTGTTGTCTTAGCTTTCTTTCCAATGTTTTGGGCATATTTTATGGTCTTACTGACCCTAAATATTTAGTTAAATTATATTTACCAGTTAAGTCATTAAGCATTATCTTGTCTCCGGCATCCATGTCTATAACCAAATAACCACTAGATGTTAAATTAACATCTGTTGCTTCTCCCGCTCGCACTCCATCAATATAAAGTTCAAAAGCTCCGTTAATGTTTCTGACAACAGTATATCTATGCCAAGCATTTTTTGATGCTGTTCCTGTTATCAGTGTCGCTCCATTAACAATGGCAACATAAACCTGATCTGATTGACCATGCTGCAAATAATAATCCGAGTTAGTTAAAGCTCCGCTGGCTTGTCCGCAGAAAGCAACGCGAATTGTATTCGTGTCTTTCTTCCTCATCCAGAAATCCCAAGTACCATAAGCATTTTCAGTTAATGCACTTATTGAATTAAATGGTCTGGTAATTATTCCGTCTAACACACACTCAATTACTTTGGCTTGCGTTCCTAAACCCTCATCAATTGATATTTTCCAAGAACCGGTATTTATCTCAAAGTCACTATTTTCTAATTTTCCAGTAGTTATCGCCGTAGATGAAATATTTAATCCGTAATCCTCTTCAACTAGAACAGTTCTCGCAAAATCGTTATATCTCTTTGTAATCCAACTTTCTGATTTAACGTCAGAATAAAAAGCGATTGGTTTCATCAATCCATTATAAGACAACTGAGTGCCGTCATAACTTCCAAACATAAAGTTAGCTACATAAGTTGCATGCCAAGCCTGAGAACCGCCAGAATCTATTGTTCTAACTCCATTTACGAAACATTTAACTTTTGTTGCTGTGGTAGATGTAGAAACTGTTAAAACAACGTGATTCCATGTCTGAGCAACCAAGGCTACATTTCCAGTAATCGTGTTATATGTTCCGTCTGCCTGTCGATAATAAAGAAATGGGATGTTATTAGTGTTAATTCCAAAATAATAATGATTGCCTCCTGAAGAGAATAATATCTGATTATTGCCCCCAACAACTGCGTGCTGTTTCAACAAAAGTTCAAGAGTAAAAGTACTTCTCTGGAAATCGGAATCACCAGCCAATGTATAATGAGCATTGCGAGAAGAATCAAAATTTATTGCTGTACAAAATTTATTCCTAATCAATGTCGGCCCGTTAACTGCTGTTCCATTATGTGTCGTTAGAGTATCAATCAAGGTTTTTGGAGTTGTTGCCATACTCCAATCAGCAATCAAATTTGTTGTATCAGCATCTTTGTTTATTTCAATGTCGGAATCATTCTCGCGTTTTGTATTCCATCTCATTTTAATGAGTTCTGAATAAAGTCTCGCATGTTCGTCGGCGTTTAGTTGTCTGGAGATAATAAGAACTGCCTTCAGCGGTCTTACGGTTGAATTATATTTAACATGATAGCCTCCTAAATATAAATTTTTAGTACCAGCCGTTATTGTTGAAGTTCCACTTAAATTTCCAGCAAAAATACCATTTGAATATACGGCACCTGTCCCACCGCTTTTGAAATTGAAACCAAGACAATTACTGTTGCTAAAATTAAAATTCAAACTTCTTGTTGCTAAAGCTGAATCATAAATATGGACATTAACTGTGTCAGAATATATTTGATAATCATTCCCTGCCGCGCTGGACTTTGAAAGAAAAAATTCTGTAGTCTGTCTTCCTGGATTACCCAACAAAATAAAAGTTCCTTCAGTTACATCTAAAGAATTTGAATCAGTCACAACTACTGAACTAAGGTTTTTTAATCTCAATCCTTCCCTGCCTAAATATGCCCCCGATTCTGGCGTTCCGTGATTATTGTTTCCAGAAAAATCCTGACAGGTCTTTGATCGGAAATCCCAATAACCTTTTAATACGCCCTCTTTCTTCAATTGTTCAATCATTTTTGACATATTAAACATTCTTCAATTTCCTTCGTAATTTATAAGTCAGATCGAAAATTTGCATCGGTGTTAGTGCATAATCCCAAAAAGCACTGTAATAAATTTGACAACCAGTTAATGTCGGTATTGTTACATTTGATCTCTGAAACAAAGAAAAAGACATCGCAGCATTTACTGGTTTAAGTGGAGTTGCGGCGTTCGGCTGTTTTATACAATCAAGATAATAGGATGTATTTGTTCCATCGTGGTAACCAACAGCAATATAAACAACACCGCTGCTCAATACTCCTGATGCTGAAGATTGATCAGCACCCATACCGCCAACATAAAATCTCAATCCCAGACCGGATATGTAATAAAAAACTGTTCCAGTTTTAGAATTAGGTACATCTTCATAAGAAGACAAGATTGCATTGGTCGCAACCGTCGCCGCACCTAGTTTAAAAGCAAGAGCATGCGTTATCTCTCCCTTGCCAAAATTTTTAATTGTTGAGGATGTTTTTAAATAATCACCGCCGTCTGTAGAATATCCACAAACGGTGGTTAGTTTTGTCGGAAATGTTGTTGTTGTAGAACCATCGCCAAACGTCAAATTCTTTTGGTTAGAGGACAGTTCGAGCGTTCTATTGCTAGAAGCATCATGCTCATCCATTCTCAGTGGATATTCCAGATAAGCATCTTTTTGATAAGTTAAAATAGTATTGTTGTAATAATCTGCTGCTTCTTTAGCTGATAATTTTTTATTAAACAATCTTATCTTGGATAAGATGCCTTTAAAATAGCTAATAAAGTTTAAATTACAACCGACATAAAATGTTGATGGCTTAGTGCTTGACCAGGCTGTTGCATCTGTGCTAATTTGTACTCCATTTAGATAAACTTGTGTGCTACCACTAGCTCCACAAATCATTATTTGATTCTTCTGTTTGTTCCTCCAATAAGCAGCATAATTAGCATAAGGAATAATTACTATATTACCACCTGCAAAACATGAGAAACCATAAACCATTGCATTATTATAAGATGCTAAATCACCCTTAAATAATAAATAACGAAAATTACTTGTTGAGTCGTAAAAATAATGTGTTGCTCCGTCGTCAGCTTCAAAATCCGGAGTAAATTCAATGAAGATAGTAATTTCCGATGAATTGAATGCATTATCTGGAAAGTTATAAGTCAAATAATCATTAGTCCCATCTAAGACAAGGCCATTATTACCTGATACATAAGCACCACCAGATAAAACGCCATTATTCTTAACCACTGAAGCCGTATCTTTAAAATTTTCAGCAAAAAAACATCTTCGTGCTCTTTCCGCCATCGTACTATTTTTACTTAACAAGCTCATCGCTGTTCTTTTCTAAAGTTTGATTAAAAGCCTCCATCATCGCTCTAACATCTGACTCTTTTACTGAACATTCTTGAGCAATCCTTGCTGGCCCGTCTAGTGAATCATTTTTATCTACTATATAAGCAACCTTAAAACCGCAAATTAAATTTCTAACATGCAAAAATATTTTGCTAGCCGTTCTAGGCGGAAGCGGACTTTTTAACTCTAAATCAGTCAATTGGATAGCTGATCTCTCTATGGCCATATTTTTAGACACTAGAACCAGCCATGACGCGAGTTGTTGCATCACCAGAACCAGCGCCGCCAGCTGTTGTATGAGTAATGCGTAAATATTTTCCTGTGATACCGATGGGAAGCATCATCAAGTGTGTTGAAGTGCGAACACCAGACAACAACCAATCTTTACCAGAACCATCATTGTCCAAATATGTGCTTATGTCCTGATAATTACATGAAGCCGGAGCAGTGCCATCATCTTGTAATGAGATTGCGTAAGTAGTAGCGAAAGTATCATCCGCACTAGAGCAAACGATATCCACCATCACACGTTTGCGATGTTTAATATCAACGTAAATATTAACTGGAGACCCATTGGCTATATTGGAATCGGTCTGATCGACCAATAAAAGATCTCGGGTATCGAGCGGATCTACCTCTTCAGTGCGATTAGAAAGCGTAGAAGGCGAATAAGAGTCTTGACGCACATAGACTCTTCCATTGTCGTCGGCTTCAACTTCTTTCCAGTCCGCACCAGACTTCCCAGAACGAAACCCATAAATTTGGGAGATTGACATAATTTTTCTTGAAAAAAGACGAGTGCACCATTTCTGGGCACCCGCTTATTGTTATAAGTTAGGGCAATAAATTTTATCTACAAATCAATTATAACGGATACAAGTTATTTGTCAAGCAGAATCTACCAATTGTGTCAAATATTTTTCCAAATTCCGTTTTTCTTCCTTGGAGGCACCAAGTGCAACCAAAATCTGCTTATAGACAATATGCTGTTGTACCAACCTCGAAATGGCATCACAATCCAATAATTCATTCTTCCATCTGTTCTCTATATTTACTACCTGAGTCTCACAAAATAAAGCAATATCCTTAGCGTTTAATTCATCCTTAGACAGAATACTATTCCATTCATCAAACTTAGTCTTCTCTTCACCACTTAAATCAATCACCGACTCGATATTTCTCTTTTTTAAGAGTTTAGAAAGTAAGGAATGCATGTTAAATGGCTTTTAAATAAACAGTTACGGCAACTCTGGCTAAGCCAGTAGTGTTGCCTGATATATAAAAACACAAAGAATCTGTGGGGTTTATTTTTCTATAGTTTTCGTATGGCGAGGCATTATTTCTCTGTATGGTATTGGCAGCTCCAGTCATATCAAAAGGAAATTGAAATACTGGAACAAGACCGGCCGCACCGGGCGCAACGCCGTTTGGCACTCTCAATACATCAATATAACAAGCTGCTGCGGCTGCAGCACTGTGTCTCTCCATGCCTTCGATTACCTCGTAACTACGGTCAGCTATAAAAAACGGAGCCTCGTGATAAGTAAGAACCGTATTTACTGGTCCATCAATCCATTTGGTTATTGGTATAACAGTACCAAAAAAACCATATCTTTTTAAGATCCTTAATTCATGTACTTCTTGTGTTCCCTGCACTGATATAATACCCGGTGGTTTTTGTATATCAGTCATACCTTTCAATCTCAAATTCTATTGGCAAATCTGCTCCGATATTATCAGTGCCGGTAAAAGCTAACTGCAAACAAAAATTGTGCTCTCCTTGAATCGTTAAATTTCTCATGTCGATAAGTCTTTCTGATCCGACGTAATTCGTATTGTTAATAGCCAACAATCCAGCATCGCCAGCTGTATAACTAACAGTGTCATCATCTACTTTAATAGTCGGGGTTATAGTAGTGGTTGAAGCAACTGCTCCAGTAAGCGGTATTAAAATTCTTCTAATAACAAACTTCCTGCCGATATTAAATGTCGGGCCAACGAATATGGCATTATTAGTAATAGTTCCAGCTCCAGACAGAGAAGTTATGCCATATTCAGCAGGCGTATCTGTTCTCCAACCAAAAGAAGGAACGGCGCTTCTCGTTAAAAACTTGAGACTAGTTATTATCGGCAAAGTTCCGGTCGCATCAATCCTGCCTATACAATTTTTGGCTGTTGCCGGTAGCCTGCCGTCTCTATAGCCATTAGTTATTACCGCTGCTGTAGTAGCTGGATAGGTTACTGAATTGCCCCATGCGATCATATTTCCGCTGACATCAACTGCTCCAGTTGGCGGGGGAGAACCCTCATAAACTATTGATTCAATAGAGAAAGAATAACCGCCTAGATATTTTAAGAGCTTAGTACCAACATCAATATTTCCAGCCGTTACATATAACTCACCATTTTTATTTATCACGGCACTGGCTATAGGTTCACCGGTATCAATCGCTCTGTAATGTTTGTTTCCAACAATCGTATCCCAAAGATATAAAATACTAGTTGCCCCTTTAGGAATAGCTCCGGAAGTATAAGGAGCTTGCGGGACACAAAGTATTGCCAAATCTGTTCCATAACTGCACATGCTGGTTGGCATCATAAAAGGCGGAAGAGTGAGAACTTGCCAAGTTGCAGCTCCGTTAGTCCCATCAGAATCAGTTATAAAAGCGCGCAATCTACCATTCGCTCCATCATAGTCGGCAATATAAACATAACCGTCATTGTGCGCATGTAGCACATGATTCGGATAATTGATATTTCTTGTGCCTGGATAGGTAGTATTAGTTAAAGCAGACATTGCCAACGTAACTGTCCAATATTGTCCAAAGGCTGGGGCTGTTTGTGAAAGACGACCATATCTATAAACATCAGTTCCGGTTGAGCAATACAAATAATCATTATAAACACACATTCCATTACCGGTTCCTCCTGGATTACCTACTCCAGTTTCACCTGTAAAAGCAGCATTATAAGACACCACAGAACCATCAAAACCATATACAAAAATACCGGCCGTGCTTTGCGCGCCGCTCATCCACATCGGAGCACTTTTGATTAAATCAACAGAGGCTCGTCTATATCTCACTGGAGCAATGGCACCGGATGGCAAACCAATTCCTGCTGCATCATATTCAGGATCAATGCTCAACGAGCCATTATATTGATCTTCAAAAATCAGCGAACGCATCGAACGATGTCCGCCAGTAATACTCTTAATAGCGTAAATCAATGCTTTTACATTTGGCATGAGTTTTAAATTAAAGGTTGTGTCGGCATCTGAGGAGCAGTTGGAGTGGTCATACCGCCCATTTCCATCATTGGACCCATCTCTTCAGTTTTCTTCTTTTCCTCTTCAGCTATTTCTCTAACCTCTTCCGGTGTTAAATCTACTAGTTCCAACATGCGTTTCTGTCCAATTCTTTTAAGTGCGGCATTCTGCGGGAATTGTGCAATTAGGAATTGGAATCTCTGTACACCTCTTGTCTTTTCATCATCTTGCTCAGAACTTGATCTTACAAACGGCTTATAACCTGACTTTGATTCCCAATCCTGACGATAAACTATCTTTGGCCACAGCTTTCCCTTAGAAGACATCTTAACTAGTTCTCTGCTCTTGGTGGCATTGGCTTCCATTATCGCATACCACTTAGAAGCCAACTCAAACCAAGAACGACGATAGTGTTTAGCCATAGCCACAGTCCTCTCTGTGGCCTTTCCGACAAGCATTTGTACTTCTCCTAAGGTAATCTGGTTTCTTTCACTTGTACCCTTCTCAATTGCTGTAGCGGCAGTTCCTCTCTCAATCAATTTTGTTACAAAATCTATAGCAACCATTGTGTCATCAAGTCCTGAAATCTCAACAGGCATGATTGTCTCACGTGGATTGCCAGGAGCTGGTAACATACGCCCCGGGCCTGGGTCATAAACCTGCGGAGAATATTTTTGATTGGTGGCATCATACCAGTGCATTTGAAAATTCTTGAGCGTTCTATTTTCAGTCAATTGCGAGAACCAAATATTGATTAACTTATTCGGTGTCCTCACTAAATCCCCTGGACCATCAGCCCAAAAGTCTGCTGTCTCCATATCCTCTCCCCAAGAGACATATGGCCAAAAGTCTATACCTAGTGCCTCATTCAATGTTTTCTTGCTTAAAAGTATACTACCATCGGCAACCACACATACATAACGAACAAACTTTTGTTTCTTCTCATCCCAAATCTCAGTTAAATGTTCAGCAATGTTCACTAAGACATCTCCACCAGCAAACGTAGCAAAATCGCTATCGTTAACACCCATCACTTTCAGTCTCTCAGTCTTTTCTTCAAATGACTTTCTATTCTGATCTGACGACCTAATCCCAGCGTCTGATATTTTCCATTCTTTCAAATTATTCTTGGCTTCTTCATCATAACTCTTATTGGCCAAAACCTCTCGCAATGTTTTAAAAATATTCTGATGAACAATAAACCGAGCCATTTCTATGTTCAAAGGATCACACATCGGATCAATAACTATGTCATAAACATCCATTGCTCTGGCTAAAACTCTGCCGTCTTTCCAATCGAGCTTTTTAAAGGAACGACCGTAAAGCAGAACATTCTTTTTGTCAATTATATCTACTCCCTCAAAATTTCCAGCAGTAAAATCATTGTTCCAAAGTTCTTGTAAAATAAGCTCTTTTTGCAGATCTCCGCTAAGTTCTTTCCAGTCTACATAAGGCGGATCATCTATTTTAGCTAAAAGTGTTTTAATCGTTTCTTTCATCAAAGGAACATAGACAGCTTGTCGCTGAGTCAAGCGATTTGTGACTGCCTTATTGCGATAGAAACTATAAATTTCATCCCAAGCATCATGCCGCCTCTGTTGATATAAAACAGCAGCGTCTCTTTCACGCTTTAATTTATCCAATAAAGTATTTTCTGTGCCTGTAACGATTAAATCTTTTGGCATATTTGTAAGAAAAAAGGCGAGCCACAATATGTGTGCCCGCCCTTAGTCTGGGTTTGGGTGCTTTCTAAATTAAATTTATCTCACCGTCTCTTTTTTGTCAAGTCGTGTTGTCAAAGTTTCTTTAATGTCATTAACCACCAAAGGAGACAAAAAGAATCTAGTCTTCGGTTTGCTGTCTTTTCCTGCAACCCAACGACAAAGATGCGTCTCAATTTTCCTTAACTCTCTATCATTATCAAAATGTAATATTACTTGACCGTTCCTGGAATTAAGCGACTCAGACTCTATCAGCGCACAAATAATATTGCGTATTCTATCAAGTTCTTTTGGCGGCGGTGACGGATCAATAGAGAAGTTTAATGTTCCGACTGGATTACTCATACTAAAAACCCAACTCTGGATAATATGGTTTAATTGATTCTGTTGCTGTCATGTTGAACGTAATTTGTTCTGGAGCAAAAGTTAAGAAAAGCGCATCGGCCGCATCTGGCGATTCAGATGGCCCCATGATTCCTCTGGCTCTCATCTGCTCCTTCGGCATTATCTCAATGACTTTCCCTGCACCTTCCCTATAACGAATCTTGGTTAATTGCAGCCAATCTGGATTAGGCTCTAAAGCCCCGCCTTGTTGAATCCACATCTTAGCTTTCCATGCCATCTCTGCTTTTAAATTTCGAAACTCAATAGGATTGTCAACTAATTCGTATTTAGATTTAGGTGAGGCTTTCTCTCCAGCTTTTACTCCGTTTACCTCTAATCCCATCTGCTTGCAGCGTGAAACTATGCCCGAACCTATGCCCACAGCATCCAAGAAAACATATTCAGAATAAATTCTTTCCTTGTTTAGAGTCTCGCCTATCTTGTCTGCTGTTTTCATCAAATCCAATTCATGAAATTTAGAATGAACCATTGCATGATTATCGGTTCTTATCACAAAGACATTGTAGTTTATTCCTTCCGCCAAATCACAGCCCAATCGCTTCTTGCCGATAGACTGCACCGATCTTTTCTGCGCTTCCTCAACTTCATCTTCAGTTAAAAGCGACATCCAGCCTTGCTCATCGACCATGTCAGCAGGCGGATAAACACAATTATAAAAAGCATTAAACATTATCGGATCCATTACCCCACGCATTTCGTCAATGTATTCTTTTGTGCAGCGTCCTTCTTTAACTCCCTGCTCCCAAGTTATAATGTGTGTTTTATATTTATCGCTATAACGCGACTTAAAAGCATGATTCCTTTCTAAAGAGTTTGTGATCTTTAAAAGAAAACTGTCAGCATGTCCACCAAGCATGCGCATGGCTTTGGCATGTATGTTATCTGGAATCAAAGCCGCATCGTCTTCAATTAAATTCTTTCCACCGTGTCCAACGAGAATGTCTCCAGCGTCATCTCCTTTGCGTCTAGAATCTGCTGACAAGACAACAACCTCTCCTAAGTTTCCGCTGTCGTCTATTTTAAAAGTAATCCTGTCTTTGCTTCTTTCACGTTTTATTCTTTCTAGACTTTCGTCTTTCCCAACTTCAAACTTAGATAATAAATATTGATTTTCAAAAATGTGCTTAATGCACTTGTTCATTATAATTCTGGCTTTGTCTTTACTGCCTCCAAGAATTATCCATTTCTCTGGAAATGTTGCAGCTCTTAAAACAACAGCCATTGAAACGGTGTCACTTTTTCCATACTGGGTATAACACTCGAATTGCGTTCTGGGATTCTGCTTTTCGTAAATCGCTCTGAACAATTGAATCTGTCCATCGGTTAATAAAAAAGGATCGCCATTGTCATTTTTAAATAACTTGCGAACTATATCGTATGCTCTTTGATCATTGGGTGACATTATTGGTCTTTTTTGCGTTATTTTATTTTGAAGGTAGTCCGGTATACCTTTTTCAGTCTAGAAACGATTCTAGGCCTGTTTTTATGCCTCTGGCGAGGTTTTATCTACGTGCAAGATGTCTTCTTCTACACAAGCAGTTAAACCTATTTTACAAATTGCACATTGACCATCTTGGATTATATGTCCAAAGGCCTCGCAATATAATCCAGGAAACTCACAATACATTTTGAGTTTCTTCCTTAATTTCTTCGATTTCATTTTTTTCCTCCTTTTGCGGAGTTGCCGCAGCTTTAAAAAATTCAGTTAGGCTTTGTATATCTTCTTTGTCAAACATTTTTAATGGCTCTCTACCAAACTCATCTTTCTTCTTTTTTTCCAAATACCACTTAGCTGTTTCTTCTTTCCCTAAATATTCTATAATCGTACTCCTAGCCTTTAAAACTGGTTTATTACGTAATTCGTCTAATCTTTCTTTTAAGTCTGGTAAATCTCTTAACCAATTATGTAATGTCTGACGGCTAATACCAGCAAAAAAAGCCATCTCTGGAATTGAGCAATCCATAGCCGCTGCTTCTTCAAGCTTTGCTATTACTTCTGGAGTCATGCTAAGTTTTTGATTCTTTACTAATCCCATAAATTTTTTCCATTCCAATAAAGTTTTTCGATTGTTTTAGATTGTTTTTTTTGAGCTAAAGATGTTGTGTGCTGAAATTGCTCAATTAATTTAAAATCACTTGGCATATCATATTCTGATATAAAAACTGGATTTTTATTTTCCAAGCACCATTTATAAAAATGATCGTAATTTATTTTGGATTGATAATAAGTCCTTCCTTTGTTATGCGGCGGATCACAATAAATTATTGACCTTTCTTTTATCTCAATTTCTTCATAAGATTTATTGTATATATATAATTGTTCCAATTGTTCCAGTCGTTGTAATTGTTCTAGGTCAGTCCTGGTTTGTAATTCTTTTTTAAAAACCGTTCTTAATTCCAGTCTAGATTGAATTGGCGGTAATTTTATCTTGAAAAGATTATTTATTTCTTTAATAGCATTTTCGTCTTTCTTTGTGACTATTAAATGACAAAGTCTTTTAAGATTTTCAATCTCCAAATGCAACCATGACGGAACTTGTTTTTTACCGAATAAATAATTTCGTTGATTATTTCCAAAACTCCACACACATTTTATAAATCCAGAATACCAATCATTGCCATATTTATTTTTATGAAACTCCTCTCTAGTAATCCACTCTGTCGGCAATTTTCCCCCGTCTCTTAAATATTTCATCAAATTTGCAACACCAGTATTAATTTCATTGTAATGTACTTCTAGGCCAGCCATCAATCCAGCCACACTTACAGCTCCACCTCCGCCAAATAAATCATATAAAATTTTAAAATCACCAATAGTTTCATGAATGCTATTTAAAATTTTTGTCGCCAATTTCCTCTTGCCGCCCATATAAGGTATAGACGGAACTATTTGATTCTTTATTAGCCCCATAATTTAACAATGGCTATTGTTCTTAAATCGTAACCATTAAAAACAATTAGTTTGTTAAGAATGTTTTAGCCATAGCTCATCGACCTTTCCGTTTACGCCGCCGTGTCGCCCTCGGATTTTACTTGGGTTGAATTGGCGGTTACTGCACCGGCTCCGGCTGGCCACGTTAGGCGATACCAGAGACCGAGGTTTGCACCGGCCGCAATGTCGCCGTATTCCATACCGGCCGCTTTGCTTGCCATGTTTCCACCCTCGGCATCAACCGGAGATCCTCCGGAGTAACGCCTGCCGTACCATATAAAGCTGATCTTTTTGTTTACCCCGATGGTGCCCCGAGTCGTTCCTCCCGATCCTTGCCGGATCGTCACGATGCGTGATCCGGAGAGTGCGCTCGCGTATACGCCGTAGAGTTTTGAGAACGTCAAAGCCCCCACGACTTCGGTGGTGCCGTTCAGTGTCAGGTTTTCCGTCTGTCTGTTTCCGGAGGCATCCTCGCCAACGACCGTCACTTGTCTGGTGTCGGCACCGTCGGAAACAACGGCAACGACAGCGTTTGCGGAGAATGCCGACATGTTTCCTTGAGCACCATCGGCATCATCTGCATGATCAATACCGAATCCGAATGATAGAGCGGCATTGGTCGGCTGTGATTGTAGCCACGTCACGACGTTCTGCCATGTCAGCGATCCATGAGTGTTTTTTCGGAATGCCTTTCGGTATTCCGTACCACCGGCCGCCGCCTCGTCGCCGGTTATGTCGGTGAAGAGGTTATTGTCGGTGTTGTCCACGACTTCCGTTGCGGTAATTGCGCCGCCGTCGGAATTCGCGCTGTTGGACTTATATTCTTTTAGGTCTGCGGATACGATTGCCATAAGATTGGTGTTTTATTTATGTAATATCCGAATATTTTAAAATCAATTTTCCAACATAATTCTCTTTTCTTGCAATAATTAAGTCGTTTATATCTCAATCCCACAATGTTTAAAGCAAGGGGGGATTAAAGCCAAATATTCCCCCTTATAAGTTTAGTCGTCCAGTGTCACCAATCCACATTCCATGCAAATAAGATATTTTTGGCCGTTTCTGTAGCCTTGTCTGTGATCGTGCCACCAAGCGCATTTTGAGCACCATTCCCTTAATGGATAAGGAATCCAATTGACTTTGCCTTTTTCCAATACCACTTCTTTGCGTTTAATTCTCATTAGTCTCCTCCTGGAACTTTTAGTTCTTGATCTGTGGTTACTTTGCAGCAGATAGTGCATTTAAATCTTTTCTCTCCATCAAGAGAGCCAACCTTGTGGCGGTTATCCCAACTACAACGTGAACACCACATACTCTTTGTGTCCTTATCCCAGACTATTCTATCATCATCTGTAGCAGACCATCTAGCGGCGAATATCCTATTGTCCATTTTTGGACTCCTTTATTGTGTTTTAAGGTGCGTTTAAAATATTTCTTCTAGCCGTCTGATTATTCTGTGCTCTTCTTTCTCAACTTCTTCTTCATTATATTTTTTTCCAGCTAATTCAGCCAGTTCTCCGAATAAAACATGTAGGGCTTCATGTCTACCAACTGATCTAATAAAATCTTCTGTCTTGTCGTTTTCTTCAAAATTTTGAGGACAAATTTTTACATTACAATTTCTGGCTGGGACATCTAAATTAATATAAGCATAATTTTCTTTATCCTCTGCATCAGTACCATAAAAATATTTCCAGTCAAATAAACCAAATCTCTTTATGGCTTTTCTGAATTCCGCGAAGAACATGGCTATTATTTTTTCATTAGTCATATTCTTATTTGGCTAACATTCACTAAATGGTCATTAATATCAACTGCAATATAACCATGCTCCCAATTACAATCATTTCCGCGTTTTTTCATGTAATCCATTTTTAAAGAACAAAGACAGCCGCAAGAGAAAGCTCTTTCTTTTGCTCCTCCAAAACCTGAGGTAACGCTAGCCTCTAGGGAATGAGTGTGGCCATAAATTATAAAAGGCGTTTTAGCTCGTAAAGCAGTATTACGACCATGTGTTATGCCACATTTTGTCCCATGCAGGAAAGAAACTTGTCCTATTTTTAAAATATCTCCTGATTGATAATAAGAAAAACCAAGATCAGATAATCCTAATAATTCAGGTAAAAATATAAGTCCAGCCAAAGAGGGATTGCGCTCAATATAATCATAAAGGCGATATTCATGATTGCCTTCACAAAAATGTAATTTGACATCTGGATTATTACGCTGCACCAAAGAAACATGTCTATTCAATATTGTTTTAGCCTCAACTGCTTGATCTGCAATCCTTCTAGTGAGCAATCCTGGTTTTCCCGCTGCAAATTTTGAAATACCATCAAAGTCTACAATGTCACCTAAAACTACGTAATCAGTCCATGTTCCTTCCGCTAAAGCACACTCAAACTTGGCCATCGCTTTTTTATCAATATAATCTGCGTGCCAATCACTAGAGCAAATAATTTTCCTCCTTTGAGTCATGCCGTTCCTCCTTACGGCTAATTACGCTTATATAGTAACAAATAAAGCTAATTTTGTCAAGAAGAAAGCACCAATTTATATTTATTTGTCAAACAAAAAACAACCCATGCTTGTCGTATTTATGGGTCGTTTTTTGATTTAAAGACAAGGAGGTGCCTTTAAATAAAAAGTGAATTGTTTTTATTCACTAGTAATAGTTTATATATTTTTAAATATTTGTCAAGAGTTTTTTTGTTGCACTGGGAATAAGAAGTTATCAACATTCCAGTATATGAATTAACTTTTGTTAAGTCGTCTCGTAAACGGACGAGTAACAACCCTATATATATATAAATAGTTATATTGTTACTATAACTATTTTATATCCTTATCGCTTTTAAAAGTTACTAGGGGGTTGTTACCGTTTTTTTGTGCTCTATTTAGCCAAAATCTTGTTCTCAGTAACAACCCAGTAACAGGGGTTGTTACTGATCACTATTTACAGTAACAGGGGGGTGTTACTAAATCCCATTTACCACTCCATATTTTCGGTCTTTTTTGGCTCATCATAGCCTAAATTTTGACTCTTCGGCGTCGAGTAACAGGCAGAAATTAATTTCCACTCTCCATTTTGTGAGTTTTCGATCCTATTTTGCTTCTTCAATTCACTCAATCTATTCTTTATTTGTTCCTTACTTTTATCACCAAATCTCTCAACTAAATCATTAATTGTCATGTTGTTTTCTCGTAGGGCTGACAATATTCGCGCCTTCAGTCCGAGCTCTGACTCGAATCTAAATGGAAACTCCGCATTTATATCTACACCGTCTTCAGAGAAGAAAATTCTGACGCCCTTAGGGGCACAAAGTTTGCCATCATTGCACTTTCTATGAACTAAGGCGGTATGTATTAGATTCTCTTCTTGTTCCTGTTCCGTTTGGACATTCCAAACATTACGAGCACTATTCATAAAAAATACTGAACCAAATACACTTTTTCCAGTATCTGCTTTAGATTCATGGGCTATAGACAAAGTCGTTACCCTAAAAGAATTAATGGCATTAAAATATCTAATAGCATTTTGTGCTTCTTCTGGCGCGCCACCACAAGCTAGAGCCACGGAGTCGATAATTAAGAATCCAATATTGTGTTTCTTGATAAGAATATTAATTGTGTCTCGAAGTTCATATAAAGGCATGCCTTTTGAAGGGAGATAATAAAGCATTTTTTTATGCTCTTCTGTAAATCCATCACAAAATTTTGCTAACTTATCAACGCGCCATCTAAAAGTAAAATCAGTGTTTTCATAATCTAAAAACAAAGTTTTTTGAGGCAAAAGCGGCATTTCTCCTAAAAATTGGATACCAGCAGCTAAAGACATGGCCATTCTTAAGGCTAAAAATGTTTTACCAGTGCCACCTTTTCCAAAGATAATATTAGATGCTCCATCTTCTAAAAATGGATTAAGCAAAAATTCTGTTGGTTTTGTTGTTATTTGGTCGGCTGTTTGCGCTAAATTCAACATTGATTCCTTATAGGCATCAGAAACAATTTTACAAGCATGTGATAACAAAAGTGCCCAAGGTATCTCTTTGCCAAATGAATTTGATAATTGACGAGCAAAACTCTCTCGAGAAGATAAAGATTTTAGATTTATTCTGGCTTCAAATTCTTTTTCACACATTCCGACTTCTAAGAAAACACAAGATAATGTGGCTTCTAGTTCATTTTTTGAATAGATCAATGTTTCGAAGTTAAACATGATCGCATTATCTTCGATCAAAGTATTTACAATAAAATCATCGCCGTTTTTGATTAATCTGAATTTGCCTAGATTTATTGTTATTTCCTCCTTATGTTGCATATTAATTAAATTAATTTGAGATAGTTTTTATAAAATATATATCTTGACATGTTTTTAAAAAAGTTATACTATTTTTTAGTAATAAATTTGCCTATTGCCAATTTATACACAATATGGTATAATTTATTTAGAAAAAGAGTTGAAGAGTCGGCTGAAAGATTTGATAACTCTTTTATGGGCTATAATGGCAAGTTGACAATGTCCACTATAGCACAAAAAACAAAGACCGTCAATTTATTGGCGGTTTTTTGGTTAATTTAAGTCATTTCAAAATATAATTATATTTTTATATTATAGTTATCCACAGGAAGCTATTGACAGCGACTGTTAGTCATGCTATAGTGCTAATAGCGAAGGAGGAACGCGGGGGGTCTGGGTGGAATTATCTGCCCTAAACCAACCACAGGCCATTTGCCCATTAGAAAGGCGCCATAAGGCCACTTTCGCAAAAATAGGCGGCTTGAGGGCTGATCGCTGAGTTCTGGCATCAGCCCCCACAAATAAATAATATGAAAATCACTAATCGCTCTGAATATAGAGAAGACAAGTTTCTTCAACAAATAACCAAAGAAATAGGAGATGAGTTCTTTAAGCCATTAAATGAATTAATAACAGGAGGCATAAATTTATATGATGACAGCAAATCAAATGGCAAGAATCGGGGACATTAAAATGGCGATAAAGCTATGTAAAAATCATCCAAGTCCAGAAGTGCAAGAATCAATTAAAGAATTTACAGATGATGACATATCAAAAGCCATAGATAAATTACAAGATATTTGTAAAGAACTTGATGGTTATAGAGCTTTTAAAACAATTGGGGCATTTAATAAAAATTATGTCAGCGGGATATTAAAACTTTATAAAGAAAATAATTTATGAATTTATTTACAACCCCCGGTGGAACAAAGCTTCCATTACTCTCTCTAAAAGACAAGCCATATCTACAAGTAGCCCACAGAATAGTATGGTTTAGAGAAGAGCACCCAGACTGGACTATTGAAACAACTCCAGCGGAATTAACCAAAACAAGTGCTATCTATCGTGCGACTATTAAGAATGTAGAAGGTAGAATTATCGCTATGGCCACCAAGAGTGAAACTGAACAGAACTTTGCTGACTTTATTGAAAAAGCTGAAACTGGATCAATAGGTAGGGCTTTGGCAATGTGTGGTTACGGAACACAATTTACCGCCGATGAATTAAACGAAGGCGAGAGGATAGTAGACAGTCCAATCGACGCTGCAATTCCAGACAATAAACCAAAACCAACAACAGATATTGCTCCGATATGTCCAGTGCACAACATTAAGATGAAATGGAAATCAGGTATTTCTAAGACTGGAAAAGATTATGCTTTTTGGGGATGTACAAAAAAGGATTCGGGTGGTTGGTGCAAACAAACAATCAATGCCAAAGAAGCAGAAGCTAGGGCACAAGAATTAGCTAAACCAACTGAAACAGCGGTCATTGAAGAGATAAATATAGATGAAATTCCTTTTTAAGATAAAAACAGATGAATGAATTATTTACAGTACAGGCGGAATGCAGATCTGGCTCCACAAAAGGCTTAAGACAAATGAAAATTGTATTTGATACACAGGAGAATCTATCAGATGCGTCTGTGGCTAAAATAGCAACATGGGCAGGAAAACACGGACATCTGATCTTCTTGTCAGAAGAGCCGACAGAAAATGATATTAAAAATATTGTGGAGATGCCCAGATTGACCGAGGAAGACATGGGCAAATCGCCAGCTGCTAGATTAAGAAATATTTTATATTGGCTTTGGGATTTTTCTAAAAAACCAACACAAACATTTGAGGAGTTTTACAGGATTAAAATGGAAACGATCATCGAATCAATAAAAGCTAAGATGAATTAAGTATGGAAAGTTTGCTGACAGCCCAAGAATTGGCAAAGTATCTAAACGTTTCTTATATGACGATATTGAGGTTAGTTAAGACAAATAAGATAAAACCTCATAGAGTTGGGAAGATGTTGAGATTTAAGCCAGAGGAAGTCGAGAAAGAGCTGGAGAAGGCATAGTCAGCTCTCCTCTCCTCCAATCATCACAGATTGGATATTGAAAGGTTCTCCTAATTGCCGTTGGCGATTGGGGGAGAGGAAAATAAAAATAAATAATTTAATCAATTATATGCAACAAGAGGAAAATAAAATTATTCAATTATTATCAAATCAAGATAAACCCAACCACGAGTACTCAACGAGGAATTTAAAAAATTTACTCAATAAGAATAGTCTATTTGTTCTAACTATGATTGTGGGCTGTGTATTATTGGGAATAAAAACTATTTATGCCACAGGTTTAATTAAGCCAGAAATACAAAAAGTAATTTTATCGGAAGAAGAAATAATTAAAAAATCTATAAATCAAATTTATGAATCACCTCGTTTCCAAATGGAGATGAAGAAAGCGGCTGAAAGGAAATACTGGGAAAATGTGAAGAACGAAGCCGAAGTCAAATTGAATCAACTAACCAAACCTCAAATTACAGTAGAAAAAAATACCAGTTCAGAATTGCCGTCACAATCACAAAAAGATACAATCGCTGCTGTTTGTAAAAGAATTGGAGAAAATAGGGCAGAATTTTATACAAAACACAATATTAGTATCAATCAATTTATTGATACTTGTTATTACGACTTACTGGCCATTGCTTGGAAGGAATCAAGATATAATTGTGAAGCAAAAGGCGACGGCAATAAATCATATGGTTGTTTTCAAATACAGATCAATTTACATAAATTGACAAAAGAACAAGCAGAAAATTTTAACTATGCGGCAGAATGGACGCTGGACAGAATGGTAAGAGATTATGAGTATCCTAGATTTAGAACCGCTGCGCTGGCCAGACACAATGGTTCAGGACAAATGGCACAAAATTATGCGACGACTGTAAAAATAAAGAGTGCTGAATTTAAAAAAATGGGATTATAAAATCTATGTATAAAAATGATCCAAAAGCAGAGTTAGGATTATTCATAGCTGGTATGGTTTGCGGATTAGTATTCTCAATAATTATTACTATCTGCATCTTAAAATGAAACCCAAAAGCGCAGTAGCAAAAGGTAAAATCCTTGAGAAAGCCATTGAAAGTGATTTGCGACAAACAGGCATTGATCCACACGCTAGAAGAAACCCAGGATCAGGAAGTGGTTTATTAAAGGGTGATATATATTCACCAAAGACAGGAATATCCTTTGAATGTAAAAATACAAAGAATATAGGAATGGCAGCCTGGAAACAAGCATTAAATGATGCAAAAAGAGGACACAATACGCCAATACTTATTTGGAAGCCGCCATATTCATCAACTGAGGATTGTCTGTGTATAATTGAATGGCATGTGCTTAAAACTTTGCTTAAATTAGCCTATAAAGACATTGACAAAATTTAAATAATATGTTATGCTAGGGGGGAGAAGTTTTTTTTACAAAAGTTTAAGAGTCGGACAATACGGAAAAAAGTTTTATCTATACAAATTTAGAACAATGCGCGTGGATGGCGGATCACCAACGGCATCAATCGATGATAATAGACTGACGACAATAGGACGTTTTTTAAGAAAATATAAATTGGACGAGCTGCCGACTTTAATCAATCTATTAAAAGGTGATATCTCAATTGTCGGCTCCAGACCAGATGTTCCAAGTGAGATCGATAGTTTGAATGAAGAACTTAGAATGATGATTTTATCCGCTAAACCAGGTCTGATTTCTCCAGCTACATTCTGGAATATAAACGAAGACGAAGCTCTGCGTGGCGAAAAAAACCCACATAAAGCCTATTGTGAAAAGATAAAGCCGACTAAATATAGATTAAATGCATGGTACATAAACAAGAAATGTCTTTGTTTGGACATGCGTATCATTTTAGCAACAACACTTAAATTAATTGGGATCGAAGTCGATCCTAAAAAATGGGGCATAGTCCCTAATTGGTTATGAACTTAAAGGAGGAGGCTAGGACAGCTCGCAAAGCTGTTCTTGACATGATTTATCTTGCGCAAAAGTCGCACATAGGCAGCAATCTATCGTGCATAGAGCTATTAACGGCTTTATTCAATAAAGCCAATATCACAAAAGATCTCGGAGAAAACGAGGATCGTATTATTGTAGGCAAGGGCTGGGCAGCAGCCTCTTTTTATTATTTTCTTGCAAAGAAAGGAATAATCGACGAAAAGGATTTAGAACGTTTTTGTAAAGAAGGAGAGGAAAACTATATAGGACTTCTTGAACCATCTGTTTGCGGCGTACATTGTGCCACCGGCTCAATCGGAATGGGGCTTCCGTTTGGTGTGGGCATGGCTTTTGCTAAAAAGATAAACAAACAAAATGGTCGTATTTATGTCATAGAGGGTGATGGGGGCATGCAATGTGGCATGACATGGGAATCAATACAAATAGCTGCTCAGCACAAATTAGATAATCTAATGTTGATTATAGATCAAAATAATATTCAGGCGATGGGAGACTGCAAGGATATATTAGATAATAAGAACTTTGAAAATAGATTGAGATCATTCGGTTGGGTGGCTGAAACAATAAACGGTCACGATTTTGAGCAAATAGAAAAGGTGCTGAGGATTGATGCAAGATATAGACCAGTGGCGATTATAGCTAATACAGTTAAAGGCCGAGGAATTAGTTTTATGGAAAATAACGTTAAATATCATTATTGTCCGCCTACGACAGAAGAATATGACAAGGCGACTATAGAATTAAACCAATGTCTGAATTAAAAAAAGATTTTATTGGGTTGTTGATAAAAGCTTTAGTTATATCTTTTTTCACAACGCTGTCAATTTGTCTTACGTTAAAAATATGGATTTACGTGGATCGTTTATTAGAAAACTTATAAAGCTTATTGAGAAAGACGAGAAGTCAGTTTTTATAACTGCAGATGTTGGGTTTTCTTTTCTTGAACCATTGAAGGAAAAGCTAAAAGAAAGATTTTTTAATTTTGGGATTACAGAATGCGCCAGTACGGCAATCGCCGCTGGAATGGCCAAAGAAGGATTAAGAGTTTATTTTTACTCGATGATTCCATTCGTTCTTTTTAGACCGTACGAAATGGTTAGAAACTTAATAGCGATGCCTCGCAACAATGTAAAACTATTAGGAGTGTCAGGTAGTGCCGCTTATAAAATGCTTGGTTATTCTCACAACATGTTAGATGATGAAGAAGATATCAGACTGGCAGTTGGATTAAGAGGATTAAATATCTTAGTTCCAGAAAATGATAAAGAGGCTGAGGGGGCAGCTGATCAATCTTTTGAAAATAATGAACCTTATTATATTAGATTATGAAAGTGCCTTTTTGGGAACCGCAACGAGAATATAAAAAATACAAAAATGAATTAGACGAAGCTTATTTTCGCGTAATGGAAAGTGGTAAATTGGTTCTTGGTTATAATCCAGACATTGAAGAGTTTGAAAAGAATTTTGCTGCTTTTGTTGGAGCCAAACATTGTATTATGTGCGGCGCTGGAACACATGCTCTTTATTTGGCTTATAGAGTTGCTGATATTAAGCCAGGAGATGAAGTAATAACAACGTCTCATACCTTTGTTGCAACCATAGATCAAATAGTTGCGGTTGGAGCTCAGCCAATTTTAGTAGATATCGAAGATGATGGGTTAATTGATCCTAAAGAGATAGAAAAAGCTATTACTCCAAAAACCAGAGCTATCGTTCCAGTTCATTTAGAGGGTAAGGTTTGTGATATGGAAAAGATAATGGATATAGCTAAACGATATAATCTGATTGTTATTGAGGATTCAGCACAGGCTATAGGTGCAACATTTAGACAACATTCCGCTGGAACAATTGGTCGTCTGGGTTGTTATAGTTTCTTTCCAGCTAAAGCCTTGGGATGTCACGGAAACGCTGGAGCTATCGTGACGAATAATGATGATTATGCAAAAAGATTAAGATTATTAAGATGCAATTATAATTTAGGCAAAAATCAAGATATAGACGGAATTGTAGAGCTTGGTACCAATATGGAGCCAGACGGAATACAAGCAGCAATTTTAAATGTAAAAATGAAATATCTTAAACAGAGACTAGCAAGACGCAGAGAAATTGCGGAAAAATATAATGCTGCATTTGCGGAATTGTCCAAAAAGTTTGTTTTTGATTTACCCATTGAACAAGAAGGAAGAATTTATCAAGATTATGTAATTAAAACAGATTCTGGAATCTCAAAACAAGAATTTTTAAAGCATTTAGAAAAAAATGAAATTGGTTATATCGGACATAATTTGATACCGAATCACAAATATAAATTTTTAAAATTTGATATTGAACTACCACGCACAGAAGATTATCTAGAGAGACAGGTGCGCATTCCATGCAATCCAGATTTAACGGATGGAGAAGTTGATGAGGTGATTCGTGTAATTAGAAATTACTTTTTATGAACAAAACAACACCTAAAAAAGTTTTGGTAACTGGCGCTGCTGGTTCAATTGGATCAGAAATAGTAAGACAGTGCTCCGAGGAAAGCAGAGTCTTTTGTTTAGATAATAATGAAGTTGGTGTTTATGATTTAATAGAAGAATTACGACTATTGGGAAGGGATGTTACAGGTTATGTTGGCGACATAAGAGACAAAGATACTTTACACGACGCATTTAATTCATTCCGACCAGATATCGTCTATCATGCGGCAGCTTATAAGTGTGTAACTCCCATGGAGTTTAGGCCGACAGAAGCAATAAATGTAAATGTTGTTGGCACAAATAATGTTTTACAAGCAGTAAAATTTTACGATGTTAAAAGATTTGTTTTTATCTCAACAGATAAAGCGGTTTCAATGAATTCTGTAATGGGAGCGACTAAAAAATTGGGAGAAATATTAACTAAAAATGCTGGTCAGGTGGTTGTGCGTTTCGGCAATGTAATGAAATCAAGAGGTTCTGTAATTCCATTTTGGAAGAATCAAATAGAAAGAGGGCAGCCCGTAACTATTACTGATAAAAGATGTACAAGATTTTTAATGTCTATTGAGGATGCGGTGAAATTGGTAAGAGAAGCTGGAGAACGCGGTGGAGCAAGAGAAATATGGATTCTAAATATGGGTGAGCCATTTAATGTCTATGACTTGGCTAAACAGGTTATTAAAGAATGTGGAAAAGATCCAAGAACTTATCCTGTTCGTGTTATTGGACTAAGACCAGGAGAGACACTAACCGAAAAACTGATGACAGATGAGGAAAAAGAGAGATGTTATCAAGACGGTAATTTTTATGTCATTAAGTAGAGAATTTATAAAAGTTCGGTTTTTTACCCTGATAGCTACTTGTTTAATATCTTATTTATACACAGGTGATATCGGATTGGCCTCTCGATTATCCTTAACCTTGATAATAGTGAATACGATAATAATGTATATCACTTTAAGAAAATAATATGCTCGGCAAGAAATTTGCTTTAATAGGCAATGGATATATCGGCCAAAGACACATTGATGCGATTAGGAGTCTTGGGGGAGAACTTCTGATGATTGCCGATATCAATCCAGAAAGAGAAGTTAAAGGTATCCCATTTTATCGTGATCATCTATTTTTTGTTGCCGATCCTCACTGGTCATCTGTTGACACAGTTGTTATCTGCACACCAAATATTCTACATATCCCAATGGCAATTTGGGCTAGACGTTATGGCAAACAAGTTCTTTGTGAAAAGCCGATAGGAACCAATGCAAAAGACGTGGAGCAGATGTTTGGATTAAATGATGTGCATGTCGTTATGCAATTACGACATCATCCAGAATACAAAAGAATGAAGGTTGAAAATCCTCGTCCTAAAGACATATCGCTGTTTGTTAAGGTTAAAAGAGATGAATCTTATTGGAAGGGCTGGAAAGGAAGCGACTTATTGTCTGGTGGTATTTTATTCAATATTGGAATTCATTATTTTGATGCTCTCTTTAATCTTGTTGGAACAAATTGTGTTCTCGTTACAAGAGAAATAAATACAGAAAAATTAGTTAAAGGTTCTTTAAGAATGGTTGGTTGTCCTAAGGATATTAAATTCCACATTGAAATATCCGATACTTCAGAGGGTCAAGATAGATATATCAAAGTTGACGATAAAATTTATCGATTCTCCAATCAGGATAATTTATCGATGGAGGATCTGCATAAAGAAGTTTATAAAAACCTTCCCTTCGAACCAGAGGCTAAAAGCCTTTATCATATCATGAAGGTAATTGACTATATTAAAAATGTTTAAAGAATTAAAACGCTGCTCAAATTGTGTTTTGGACAATATAGAAGTCCCAGATATTATATTTGATCAAAATGGAGTCTGTAATTATTGCCATGCTTGGCAAAAGGAAGAAAAAAAGAGGTTGATTCAGATGGAGGAGCGACCATGGATATTGGATGATCTAAGAAAAGCTGGTCGCGATAAAGACTATGATTGTTTGCTCGGATTATCTGGCGGGATAGATTCAAGCATGTGTCTGCATTTATTAATTGAAAATGGAATTAGGCCACTGTGTTGGTCTTTAGACAATGGTTATAATAATAAAAAAGCAGATGAGAATATATTTAGAATGGTTGAAAAACTAAAGGTTCCATTTTTTAGAAAAGTTATCAATCATGTCGATTATGCAGATTTACAATCAGCCTTTATTAAGGCTGGTGTAAAGAATATAGAAATTCCAACGGATCATATTTTGATGGCCTGGCAATATAAGATAGCTCGAGAAAACAATCTGACAAGAATTGTTGGTGGCGGCAATCATTCAACAGAAGGCATTATGCCTCCATCATATGGACATGATGCACAAGACCTAAGACATCTGTTGGCTATTTATAGAACATATAGCAAAAAATCGCGTCCGGATGTCCCGTTGATGTCATTGCCACAATATATCTATACTCGGTTCATTAAAGGAATCAAAATAATAAATCTCCTTGATTATTACAACTATAATCGACAAGAAGCCATAGAATTATTAAGCGAGAAATATGGATACAAAGATTATGGTCACAAGCATTGCGAAAATACTTTTACGTCTTGGTTCCAAGAGTGGTATTTGCCTACTAAATGGAATTTAGACAAAAGAAAGCCGCATTACAGCAGTTTGATAAATTCTGGACAGATAACCAGAAAAGAAGCTCTTTCAATGTTATTAGAGCCGCATGAATTCCCACGTATGGGTTTTGAAGAAAAAGTACTTAAAATTGCCAATAGAAAACATAGCGAATTTCCTAGCAATAAAAAACTGAGAACTTTTTTATCAAAAATTTATGCTCATGTTAAGAGGCAAAAATGAATTCCATACCTCAGTTGAACGAGCTTTGAGCTTGATTGATCCAAAATGGGAAAAATATAAAGGATTGATTATCTGTGGCTCACACTCTCCTGATTTATTAGACGATAAGTTGGAGATGATACAAAAAGCCAGAGAAGAAAGTACGCCCTGTCTTGGTATCTGTATGGGTATGCAACTCATGGCGATTGAATACGCTCGTAATGTTCTTAAATTGGAGAATGCCAATACCACAGAAATTGATATTAATACAAAATATCCAGTAGTAATCAAAATGGATTCTCTCCGTATTGGTATAAAGAAAGTAAATAATAGCTTCGAAAATCACTGGCATAATTACAAATTCAACAATGATTATATTGACTTGTTTATCAAAGACTGGAATTTCACTCTAGAAGACAAGATTGTAGAAGAAATGTGGTTAAAAGATTCACCGTGGCATATGGGCATACAATATCACCCTGAGTATGGATCAGATAAAAACGAACAGCATCCTTTATTAAGATGGTTTATAACAACATGCAAAGAAAACAATTAACTTATTGTAGATACGCACCGTCGCTTGGGGCGCTGGAAGGAACACCTCAAGAAGTATGGGGAACACCAAAATATCGTTGGTGGTTGCACAGGAAGAAGCCTTGTGTGTTTTTTGGCATGTACGATCTAAGAGATTATTTAGCTGTTGCTTTTCATCGTGGTAAAAAATACATTCTTTGGGCTGGTTCAGATATAAATAATCTTTTCCATGGCTTTCTTCTGAATGATGGGAAATTGGCTATTTTATCAATCCTAACCAAAGGACTATTTTCGTCTTTTATAAAATTATTTTTGAAGTCAGCAATACACTATACAGAGAATGATGTGGAGGCGAAAAAATTGGCTTATTGTCTCAGTCCTGTCGGAATAAGATTAAAAGATATTATGGTTGTTCCGTCTTACATGGGACAAATAACAGATATCAAGCCATGTTATAAGCACGAAAGTAAATTAAATGTTTATTCTTGCTGCCCCGAAGGGCGTGAAGTCGAATATGGGTTTTTAACAATAGAAAGAATCGCTAAGAAATTACCACAAGTCAATTTTCATCTTTATGGTTCTAACAGTTGGAAAACCAAAAATCCTAATGTAATTCTTCATGGAAGAGTTCCTAAGAAACAAATGAACGAAGAGATTGCTGAAATGCAAGTTGCGTTAAGACTCAATAACTTTGATGGATTCTCCGAAATAGTCGCTAAAGGCATTTTGATGGGACATCATGTAATCAACAAAATAGATTATCTTGGGCTTATCTATGTAAAAAACGATGAAGATATTATTGAGGAATTAGAAAATTTAAAATTGTTCGGAGATAAAGGCTTAAATTTAAACACCAGAGAATATTATTTATCATTAATTAATGATTATCCATGGAATAACAATATATGACCTTATTAAAAACACTAGTTATCGGAGCTGGAGAAGTGGGCACTTCTTTATCAAATGTTCTCAAAAGAAAATACGATGTCTCTATTAGAGACAAAGAAGAACCAAAAGAAGAAATAACAGATATTGAAGTTTTGAATATTTGTTTTCCATATTTTGATGGCTTTATAGAAGCTGTAAAAAAGTATGTAGAAATTTATAAGCCTAAATTTACCATTATTCATTCCACCGTTCCACCAGGAACAACAAGACAATTAGGCGATAAGTTTGTACATTCTCCCATCCATGGGAAACATCCCAATTTAGAAAAAGGAATTCTAACATTCGTTAAATATGTTGGTGGAATAGATCCTGATATTGCGATAAACGCTTCTGACTTCTTAAAGAATGCCGATATAAATACTAATATTGTTGATTCGCCAGAAACAAGCGAACTATCAAAAATCTGTTGCACAACACAATATGGTTGGATGATTGTAATGATGAGAGAGATAAAAGACTTATGTGAAAAACATGGAGCCGACTTTTATTCCGTATATGGCTGGAATCAATTTTACAATGAAGGTTACAAAGAACTTGGTTTTCCGTGGTTTTGTAGACCAGTATTGGAATATATGCCTGGCAAAATAGGCGGTCATTGTGTGGCTCAAAATGCCAAATTAGTAGATTCATTTCTTACTAACTTAGTTAGCAATAAACAAAAGGAATATGAGAATTCCGAAGTCAACCAAGAGGTGGACTGATTGGTGGAGAAATAGAGTTTGCGATTGGCAACAGGCTTATGGCTCTACGACAGATCACCCACACAGGGAATTAATTGTTAACGCCATAAAAGAAAGAGGTAAGCCAATTACCATTTTGGAAGGCGGCTGCGCTACGGCACCTAATTTAGTTTGCATTCTAAAAAAATTCCCAGATGTTAAAGTTGGCGGATTTGATGTAAGTCCTTCCGCGGTTTCTATTGCAGCACAAACAATTCCCAGCGGTCATTTCTTAGAGTCTGATATAACTAATTTTTTCTACTCCACAAAATGCACTTCCGTATTCTTAACTGACGCTTGTTTGATCTATGTTGGCAAAGAAAAGATTAAATCTGTCTTAAAAGAAATAGCTCGTATCACTTATGATTATGTGGTGTTCTGTGAGTTTCATTCTACATCTTGGCTAGAAAGATTAGGGCTTAAATTAACTTCTGGCTATAACGCCCATAATTATCAGAAGTTACTTCAATCTGCTGGATATTTTGATATACAGATTAAAAAAATTCCTAAGGCAACATGGCCTGGCATGCCATGGGAGAGATTTGGTTATATAATTTCTGCCAGATGTCCAAGATAATATGAATTTTATACATTTATTATTCGTACCGTTTACTGGACTTGGCCTTTATGGTGGATTTAGAGGCAAAAGGTGGTTAACAAGAAGGATACAAATATTTAAAAACTTTGTTTTACCTTCTCTGCAAGGACAAACAAGAAAAGAATTTACCGTTTGGATGCAATGGAGAAAGCAAGAAGAATATAGTCCAATCGTCAATGAATTTCGTGCCTTTCTTGATAAGGTTATCGGCATGAGATTTGTTCATACCTTCGGTGGCATCACCATCTGGGATGATAAGTTCTCAGATAAAGACGCGGAGAAAAAGTTATTAGAATCTCTTAAAAAATCCTTACCTGATTTGAAAAGCACAATCGGCGATGCTCAATGGATTTACTTAACATGCCAGCCAAGCGATGATTTATACAGTCGTAATGCCATCAGAGAAATACAAGATACCTTCGAAAAAACAGAATTTAAAACAAACACAGCGGTTGGATACAAACAAGGATATATAATCAATTATGCCACCAAAGAATTGAAAGAATATAATCCTGAGACTCTTCCGCCATTTTCAACGATAGCATATCCAAGAGACGTATTCCTTGATCCCAGATCTCATTATATCTACAGCGGACCATATCGTTCACATGAAGAAGTAGAAAAGTGTTTCAAGTTTATTACAATTCCAGGAAGAGGTTTTATGGTCGGAACACACGGGTCAAATATCTCTACGACATTTATTCATCCTTATGCGGGCAAAGAGCTATTGGGAGATGAAAAAGATGGAGTATTGCACAAATTTTCAGTCTATTATTCAGATAGGATTTATCATCACAAGGGAATAAGACTTTATGGACGAGTGATTATAAATCTTTTACCGAGACCATTACATAATTTAATCAAGTGGGGTTACCACACCTTAAGAGCAAAATTTTTATGAATTTTCTAATTAAATTATCTTGGCTATTCGCCAGTCGCAAAAAACGACATTTCATGGTTCGCTTTTGGCAAAATCAAAGCAAAATCTGGGATATGGAATTCCGACAAACTCACCTGCGAGAGATAAAAGAAGGAATTAGACGAGAATATGATCGTCTTAATGAACATTCTTCTCAGCTCAATTTACGTCTGGAAGCGGCCAAACAAGATAATAACACCGAAGAAGTTGAACAGATTAAAAAAGATATTGAAGGCATAACTGGCGATATTGATAAGATGGCAAAACAGATGGAAGGACTAGACAATGAGATCAATGGAGACAGCAATAATAGCTGCCGAACGCAATTAGAGGCATTAAATGCCGTACGTCAAATGTTTAAAAAATACATGAGGCAATTATGACGCAAGAAGAGAGAATTATACAGTATACTAAGTTATTCTTTGCAATAATTTTCTCTATTTTGGGTATTATAATTGCAATAAAATTATGATTTCCCCACATAAGAATACTGGTTTAATTCTTGAAGCACCGCGCCCCAGAGATTGGAAATTAGGCGGGATTACGGGAACAGACAATAAGATTATTAGAGAAGATGGAGACTGGACTAGCTTTTTACCAAAGTTTGAATCACAAAATAGATATGGAATGGATGCAATGGCTTGTGTATCATTTTCCTTCTGTAATGTCTTAGAAATCTATGCTAGAGCAACAGGAATGGGTAATTTAGACTTTTCCGATCGTGCTTTGGCTTGGGCTAGTAATACCAAAAAAGAAGGCAACTCGTTCTGGGCTGTCTGGATGACGGCTAGAAAATACGGTCTAGTTCCAGAAGAAATGTGGACATGGAAACCAGACATTAATACTTGGGAAGAATACTATACGGCGCCACCCGAGGAAGTAGAAAAGACAGCCGCTGAATTCGCCAAGACTTATGATGTATCTCTTGAATGGATTGATACTGATGTAGAAACTCTAACGAAAGCATTACAATTTTGTCCTTTGTGGGTTTGCAACAAGAATCATGCGTTTACTCTGACTAGTGCAAAATCTACTGGTTTTGAGACTTTTGACCATTATCCATTCAGCGACGGTAAAGGTCGAGGATTCTGGCTGAATAATCTCAAATTAGAAGCCGCGGCAATTATTAAATTAATTAAGAAACAAACTATGCCAGAAATACAAACTCCTAATATATCATTATCCGAAGAAGCACTGGTTTTCGAGGCACAAGGACAGGGTAGATTTGGATTACATGTTAAAGGCAAATTATATGTTGATGATTTGACAAAATTGCTGGCTCAGTGGACAATGCGCAATTCAGTTGAAGGTAAATTCACGGGCGGTTCAACAGTCAATTTAACCACCTCTGACTTTAATTCATTCCCTCATTACGATCTTAAGAATAATAAGCTTAACTAAAAATAATCATATGATTATGATTAGCGGTTATAAAACTTATATAGCGGCATTCCTCTTGGCCATGTTTGCTATTTCAGGCTTTTTCACTGGCAGCCTAGAAGATATGGAAGTTTTTAAGTTGTTAGTTGAAGCGTTGGCTATCGCTGGTTTACGTCATGGCATCGCAAAACTACAATAATCTGTCAATGCTTGACAGATTGATTATTCGGAAATTCCGAATTTTCTCACAGTTTCCGTTATCATGTTTTAATTATAAGTCTAGTTAGGACGCCTGCTGCAACAGCAACTACTGCACTGGCTCCTACTAGCTTATAACGCCAAACCTCTAAGGTGGTGACGCGTTCCTCGAGCTTTGACAGCTCCCCGAATGCCTTGTCTAGCTTGGCTTCGATTGTATCGAGTTTTGCTAGAATCATACCTTCTGTTCTGGCTCGGTCTAATTCTCTATCAATGTGTTCAACCATATGTTAACGCTAATAGGTGTAGTGTTTATTTCTTATATTTTAATCAAAGTAGCCGACTTAGATTAATCTGCCTTTGTTGTTTTTATTATTTCTTCAATAAAATTTACACCAAGATTCCTTCCAATTTGGATTATTATTGATCTAGCATTATTAATTTCTCCGCTCATTAAAAAGTCAGCTAATTTATTTTTTTCAACAGCAGAAACTGTCCTCCATTTCGGATTTCTCATAATAGTTGTCATCATGCCAGCCAAAGCTCCTTTTAAACCTGCAATTTGAGCTCCAGCCACAGCAGCGCCCGTTGCTAAAACACCTTTGCCGAATTCTTGTTGACCAGCCAGTCGTTTTGATGTAGCTTCTGAAACATTTCTTACTCCAGCCCAAAAACTATATTCAGCGTTAAGTTTGGCTATATCTGGAGATTCCATGGCAAAAACTTTCCTAATGGCATCTGCACCGGCTCTCTCGGCCTGTTTTTTATATCCAGTAATATCATCCAATCCCTTGCTTAGTTTAAAATGCTTATCCCATATCTGTCTTAATTTTCTTAAGCTAGAAGGAGCTACTTTACCTTCTGGTGCTATTTGATTGGTTATATTGATAAGCTCATCTATCTGTCCTATAGCTGTCCTGTCTACATCAATTAACGTCCCGGCTTCTGTGGAAATTCTATATTTATCCTTTAGTTTATCTAAGGCGTCAATTATTATGCCGGTATTAAGCTTGGTCTCTTTTGGCAAAGCGGCCATCGCTTCATCAATTGCGTAGGCTACTTCATCGGCCTTGGTTGTTGCCTCTCTCGCAATTCCTTTTGTCGACCAAAAAGTTATTCCTTTTTCAATTAAACCCGGCACAACTCTTTCAGCTTGAGCTTTTAATTCTTTTGTGGTTGGAGCCAAGGCTTTAAGATATTGTTTTTTAGCAATTCCTTTTAGTCCTTCCGCGGCTTTTCCAACAAGAGGAAGTTTTTTAAGACCGCCCAATAAAGCACCTCCGGGCAATAATTCTAAAGCTGTTCCGGCTATTGCGCCAGTTGTAGCCAAGGGCGTTCCAAATCTTTTTTCAGCAGCGGCAGTCAATGGCCCTTTCTTTCCCAGCAAAGCTTCAATACCAGCTCCGCCAAGAGAACCAACAGCTTCTCCTGTTGTGCCAAAAAGCAATCTACTAGCTGGCCCCAAAATTTTTTCTGTTCCGGCGGCAAATTTTTCGATACCACCCATAAGAGAAAAATCTCGAGGAACAGTTTCAGTTTTTGGAACAGTGACAGGTCTTATACCAGCCTCTCTCATTTTATCTTTGAGTGATTTGCCTTCTGGCTTAACTCCAGATTGTTGTAATTGTTGTAATAAAGTAGCCATATTTATCCAATTAAACTACCAACTGTATATCCTTCTCGTTTACGCATAGCCTGTATAAGCTGATTTAATTCTGAATCAGTCATTTGTGAAATCTTTTTGTCATGTAATTGAGTCGGTGCCACTTCTGCCCCATATCCCTTTCCAGACCATCTTCTCATTGCCGCCTCCAACGATAAATTCTTATATCCTGATGATTTAAGTAAGTCTTTTGCAGCCTTTAGTCCGGTACTTTCACTAGGAAAAGCGGCAAAATTTCCACCATCTGTTGCGACACTGCCCTTAATAGCCCCATAATTGCCTGCAAAACTACCGTATTTAATATTAAGTGGATTATTATTTCTCCAACTTGCTGAACCCCCCTCCTTGATTTGACCGCCGGGAAGCTTCACTCTTAATGACGTACTTCCCCCTTCATCTTTTGGGATCAATTGTTTTATTTGATCTATTGTATAACCAGCATCTATTGCTTCTTGTATTTCCTCAGAAGATACATTGAGTTGTTTAGCTACATCTTGCGTTTTTTCGGGTGACATACCAAATTGATACGGTTTAGAGTAATCAATTAAATATTGACCGCCGATATTTTTTCTCTCTAAGAGATCATCAATCTTATTAGAATATTCAGAATAAATATTAGTATATGCTCTTTCTGAAGCATTAAATTTCTTTTGAATCGTGGTTACCATGTTTTCTCTGGCTTCTTGTGTTAGGAATGGTGTATTGCTGGCAATTCTTTTTACATCAAAACCAAATTTTTCAGCCCAACTTTGAGCATAGTTTTGAACTGTTCTATATTCACCTTCTCTAACTACACTGTTAGGATCCATCGCTTTAGCAAAAGCATAAATCAAACCTTGGTCATCGGAACTGGTTATTCTTCCTTTGTCATCGATCAAACTTTGGGCAAAATCGAATCCCTCTGCTACCACTTGGAAATTTTTTACTGTTGCTTCATTCTTGAATTCTGAAGAATATTTATCTATAAATATTCTTTGTTTTTCTGTTAAATCTCCATATTGTCTTGCCAGATAAGACACATCAATGCCGGAATTTGCTAATTCATTTAATATATCTGATCTGGTAGATGGTGTAAGTTGTGTCAAGATTTGAGGATCTTTAAGCACTTGTTGTGCTAACAACAAATTTTCTGATGACTTTTTATCAGCTTTAAAATCAACATAATCACCGGCATAACCTTGTTCCTTGGCAAATAAATATTCTTGAATGGCTGCCGGATACTCTGTCGGTTGCATCATTTTTTCAGCCTGTTCTACAGCCTTTAGAAACAGTGACGTGCGCAAGGCTTCTTGTGTTTGTCTAGCTTGAGCAGCTTGTTCTAAAACATATTGAGCCTGTCGTTGACCAGATTCATAAACATTTTGATATAAGGCCATCTGCTGAGTTAACGAAGCTGTCTTTTGTTCGTATCTTTCTTGTAAAGAATTTATTCTGGCTCTTCTCATTCCTTCAGTCAGCCACGGATTATCGTTAACGTCTGAAATTTTATCAGCCAATTCCATCTGCAAATCAGCATATTGTTTCTGCACCTTGTCAAATTCAGTTCTTACATCTGGCAATCCAAGCTCCTTGTAAACTGTTTTATACGTCTCTAGGGCTTCATTTACTGGAGAAACGCCAGTATCGCTAGGCTTAATTCCGTATCTTTCCATTAACTGATTAATTTGTGTCGTAAAATCAGTTTCTGGTGCAACGAGTTCTGGGGTAACTTTGGTTACACCCTCAGTTGGTTCAATTTTTGTTGGTGCAGCAACAGCAGTTGACAATTTTTCTTTAGTCGGTGCAAATTCATACTCAGTCGGTTTTTGCGTCGGTGCAATTTCTGGTCTTTGTGCCCAAAGCTCATTAACTCTTTTAGTTGCTTCCTGCAAAGTAAAACCGCCTTGTAAATATTTATTTATCAAAGCCTCTTTTTCTCCTGGTTTAATTGGAGTTGACGCAAAAGTTGGTTTGGCCTGTGTTATAGGAACTGGTTCTGGCGACGGTTTGGGAACATTGCTTAAAACAGCCGGTGCAGCTGGAGCGGTTGGGGCTACTATCGGAGCCGTGGTTTGCAAAGGTGTTTGAGTTGCTGGCGCAGCCAACCATCCTTGATTCTTCCAATATTCAATATCAGTATCTAAAACATCCATTGATGTTGCTGGCTGTCCTTTGTAATAAAGTTTCACTACCATATTAGTACCATTGATCACGTTTTAAAGTGTCTCCGTAATAGTTACCTTCTCAGACTTTGATTCTATTCCACATAGAACTCTCATGCGAGCCATATCCAAACTGCTCTCCCGCTATTCTCTCGCGAATAACATTAAGTACATTAATCGCCCGTTGATGATGTAAGTTGGCTTCATCAAATTTCTTTTCTCTTAATTTGGCATAACTTAACATTTCTTCGACGATTGCTTCATTGCCGTCTTCATCAGCATCTGAGAATATTGTCAACAATGTCGGATCAGTAGTATCAATCTTGGCTGGGATATAATTACCGTAAACCGTCATTGTTCCAGAAACATCAGAAGCCACATTGACAAATAATGTGCGTCCATAATCAGAATAAATTTTGTCTTGTCCTGCACTATCTGTGTCTTCTATATATGATTTATAATCTTGAAAAATCACCTTCTTTAATCTCTCTCCGCCAATCTCAAGATAGCGGATAGAGTCTGTTCTCCACCCTTCTGGATATTGTGTTTCTTCGGTTCCTGTAAATGTCGTTGAGTATCTGCCTTCAGTAAAAGGCCAGCGTGCAAAACCTGCCGCCCAGCGATGGGCATCGTTCACCCAGCCGTTTAAAATTGTATCTGTATACAATCCGGCGGCCGTTGTGGTGACGTTACCCCGCACCAACACGGCATCTATTATGTTCCCAATTGTGCGGAGCATATTTTTTTATGTTTAATATTCAAATGCGTCTATAACTTTTCCGAACAATTTCTTGTACCTGTCTGGTCTCCAGTATTTACCGCGAGCATAATATAAATCAGCTCGTGATAATCTAATTTTCTTTTGATTTATCAAATCAAGGAATAATTGTGCTCTGAATCTGTAGGCGTCGTCTTCTTGTAAGACCTGACAAATAACTTTCTTTATCAGTGAAATTCTGGCTTTCATGTCAGGCACAATCTCACAGTCTTCTAACATTTCAAATGTCTCCCATATATGTCTTACCGCTGGAACCATCTTTTCAACTGGCAACATATCGATACGACTATTATTGGCCATCTTTTCGATTACTCCGTAAGCCTGATTAAAGATTAGGTTTTTGATCCCTTTCTTTAACAAAGAATAATTGCCAGTTAGTACATGACCTCTAGGAGCACCAGGATATAAGTATTTTTCACCATTTAATTGAATGGCATAAGAACCATCTTTGCTTTCGATCAATCTTGCTGGCGTGGATTCGCTTTTCTTCCAAAACTGTACCATCGGCGGCGGTTTGATTTGATAAAATAGGTTATAAAATGTTCGGGTGAAGAAAGATAGTATTTTCATAACTCATCTCTTCGCGCCATTGAGGCGTATTCCGCGAAGTTTACGCCCCAACAGACGAGTTAAATTGATTAACTTTTTAGAATGTGCCAAACAGTACGGCTCCCGAAGCTCTTCGGATGCCAGCTACCTTAGCACCGTACAGGTTAAGACCTTGATACTTCTTGGCAAATTGTGATTCAGCATCAACAACGCGTGACTCCTGCCACTTATGAGCGAATGTGCAGAAGCTAATGTGGTTGGCTAAGATCAAATGACCACGAGCACCATCAGTAAGCGCAACGTCTGCGCCTTGACCTGTAGAAGTTGAGTGTCCTAATCGAGTTGAAACGCGGGCACCAGAAGCTTGGTGGACAGTGAAGCCAGCAACGCGAGCAACAACACCATTCAACACTACATCATTATATGCAATCTCAATCGCAGGGGTGTAAGTAGCACTCTGCTTCAACATGGCGATACCAGAATCCGGCAGTGTTAAGTGACGGTCGGATTGAGGAATCTCATTTTCATCTAATCTCTGAGCAAGCAAGGTGCACTGATTGTAAATCGAAGTAGAAGTAACAGCAGTGGCACGAGCAGCTTGTAATTCAAAGCCCCAGCCAGCCTCTGTGGTTGGTTTACCGTCACCGTTGGTAGCACCGCCCAAGAAAACGCGGCTGCCAGCCAAACCTCGGAGAATATCACCGTTCGGAATGTCATGAGCTTCAGTGGCACCATCCCAGTTGGTAACAGTAACAGTCGTTGAGTTTGTAACACCACTGATTACATACCATTCTGTGGAGAAAGTAAGACCTGAGTTAAGACGAATGGCCTTACCGGTATCAGCCGTTGTAAAGCCACAATAATCTAACGTACCATCACCATGCTCTAACGTACCATCACCATTCACGGAGTTAATGCTTGTCGTGATTGTTCCACCGGTGGCTGTAGTAGCAACTGATGCACCAGTGTCAGATGACGAACCAAGCATGCGCAAGTCAATACCAATCCATGAACCAGCTTTTGAATCGCCTGCTTTTTCTAATACATAACGATCAGTATCTTCACTAAAAGAACGAGAAGCACTTTCGACCAATGCGTCAGAAGCGTCATCTACATAAGTAAATAAATCTTCTAAACGATCAATCGCAAAATTGTAATACTTTCTTTTCTCGATAATGAGCACATCTTCCAAATCGAAGATTGGAAAGGTGGACATATCGGAACCGGTAGTATAATCACCGGTCGGGATCAAGCCAGGGAAGCTCAGCATGTTAAGCCGATCACCCATGTCTTTGATTTGTCCTTCATAATTTTCGTTGGTGATTGCCGGAGTAATGGCATCAATATAGAAACGACGCACTACTTTTGCGGCAAATTGTTCACCAAAGTCACCCATTGCCATAACTTTGTAAATTAAATTTTAATTATTTGAAGCTCAGTTTTGTGATATCTATTTTTCCAGTCTGAATCATCTTTTGGTATTTTCTTGGTTCATCTTCCCGAAGCTTCTTTAATTCTTCGAGTGAAAATCCTTGTTTGGCTGGCTCTCGCGAGCCTCCTGTTGGTGATTCAAGACCTGGCCGCTCTTGAGCTTGAGCGGTAGGAAGAGCTCCTTTCTCCATCAAGAATAATTTAGCCACTTTCTCCGCTGATACTCCTGGATAATCTCTTCTAAACTCATCGAATTCATCAGCGTGAGCAGACAATTGCGGAAACTTAGCGGTTACTGATGTCATTTCCGTATTGCCTTTAAGATGTAGTAATTCATTCTCTAGCCTCTCAATCTCCTTCTTGAGAACTAATCCCTCTTCAGAGTGTTGACCGTTGAACGGTTGCGCCGCTTGTGGGTTTTCCTCTGGAGTGGTTAACCTCTCAATCTTCCTTTCAAGTTTTTGTACGCGTTTTTCCGCATCTCTGCGTCGATCGCGTTCTTCTAGAAAGGCGGCATATTGCCTATTCTCTGGAGTTAATGAGCCTTTTGGAGCATCTTGCTCTTCGTTTTTAACGTCTTCACTGACGATAGCCTCTGTGGGCTTTGTTTGGGTTTCTCCCATAGTTTTAACGTCCGTAGACGAATTAAGATTTAACGCCTCTTAAAGGCGAATTATTCAATTAAGACTCTAACTCAGCAATTCGTTGATTGAGTTGACTGAGCCGAACATCTAAATTGCTAATATCATTAATGCCCTCGGCGGCCATCGTATTCCGCAAATCAAGCAAATTCTTTCGTCGATTGGTCAATTCAACCAACTCATTGAATATCGGAGTCTCAACCGGTAAAGTCTCTTCCTCGACTTCATCGATAATTGTCTCTTCAAATTCTTGCATTAAACTTTTCTTTGGTCTTGCCATAATATTTAATTAACGTTTCTTAGTAGTGGTTTTTTTACTTCGTGAGGGAGTCCAACCCGTCTTTCTAAGTGTTCCGAAGACATAAG